AATCTACTGAATTTACACCCAAAAACGGATTTACTTGTAAGAACCATCCTAATGCATCTGCTATAACCGCTAAGGCTCATCGGATATTTAGAGATATTGAAGCATTTGTTTTATCGGAAAACTGTAATTCCTTAGAAGATGCCAAAAACTGGAATAAAGATGAATCTTTAACCCATTCAATAGTTGAATTTATTTATTCTGAATTAAAACGGCGCGATCCGTCTTTATCTGTCATAGAATATAATAAATCGTTTATGAGAAGACTTAAAGATTTCGGAAAAATTAAAGTATTTGCGGATTTAACCTACAAAAATTTATTAGAATTTGATGAGTATTTAAGACAGTTTATTAAATCTTCCCCTACTCTTTACAAACGTCATAGTTTGTTTAAGGGATATATTAATGAGGCGATTAAAAGGGGACTTTGTAAATCTAATCCCTACGATTTATTTAAAATTTCAAAAGGTAAGTCTAAGAAGCCTGTATTTTTAACTCCTGATGAAATTGACTGTATTTATTTATTTGAATTTGACAACCCTAAAATTGACAGAGTCAGAGAGTTATTCTTATTTCAATGTTATACCGGTATGTCATATGCTGACACTCAACTATTCAATAGTGAATATATCGTTGAACTGGACGGGTATAAAGTTATTCGGTCTAATAGAAAAAAGACCGATGAAAGTTTTATATCATTACTTTTACCGGAAGCCGAAAGAGTGTTAAAAAAATTTGATTATAAACTACCTAAAATAAGCAATCAAAAATATAATGATTATTTAAAAATAGTTGGTGAATATGTCGGACTTACTAAAAAACTTACCAGTCACGTTGCTCGTCATACTTTTGCCACGTATTTACTTAATAAAAGTATTCCTATTGAAACAGTGAGCAGAGCTTTAGGCCATTCCAATTTAAAACAGACACAACACTACGCTAAAATGATGGGTAAAAAAGTGGTTGATGATATGAAAAAATTGATAGAGTGATAAATTAATTAATTACTCACATTTTGAAAGAAGAATATCTTTATTATTTAAAACATTTTTAATTTCTGATACAATTTTTTTATAATTCACCTTTAGACTGGAAAAACCATTTCTAACCAGGAATTTAAAAAAAAGCTTACTAATAAAAATTAAAACGGAAAGATTATAAGTACTTAAGATTGTAAGTTTTTTTGATGTATCATTAAATTGATCATAAGCTTTTAAAAATTCTTTATTTTGGATTTTAATTACTTCATTTATATTCTTTTTATCTTTTGAATACTCTTGATCTTCTAAAGAATTTAGAAAAATAATTATTTTTATTTTAAAGTCTAGAAATTCAGGATTAACAACTATATTTTTAAATATTTTTAAAAATTCTATGTCTTCTTTTTTTAAATATCCCTTGTTTTGTATATAGGTAAGTTCCATCTTATCATAATTTGTAACTAATATATTCATGTTTTAAATGAAAAGTAATACAAAGATAAAAATATATTTATTTGATTTTTAAATATTTAAAGTTGTAGCGCTAAATTTTTCAAAATAATCTTTAATAAAAATATTAAGAATTAGCATATTCCATTTATGACATCATAAAAAAGAAAAGCCTAAATTATTGAAATTAGGCTTTATTTTAATTAAGAAGAATAAAAGTTATTTATACTTCAAATACATTCATATCATAAATCTATTTCAAATATATAAATAAATATATTTTTAGCCAAGAAAAAGATGTTTTAAATTGTGCGAAAACTATTCATTTTAAACAAAATATAAAAATTTAAAGCCTTATAAAATTATAGCTTATACCAACGCCAACGGTTGGAGTCCATCCGTTTTTAAAGTCGGTGCCATAGCCGCCAAAAACACCGATACCAACGGGTTTTATTTTGCTTTTTTTATTCTTGTAAATCCCTATTTCTTTGTCTTTTTCATCGATAATTAGTTTTGACAAATTTAATTGCTGTTTGTTTTTTTCTAATTGAATGTTTTGGATGTCTACTAAACTATCGCATTGATACGCTTGTTCTTTCAATTGTTGGACATCTTTTTGGCAAAGGGTATCGTTGTATTGCTGTATTCGTTCTTCTGTAATAAGAGTAATTTTTTCTTTTCCTTTCAGGTATATTTTTTTTACTTCTTGTTTTACTTGCTCCAACTTATCGTATTCTTTCTGTAGGCTGTCGTATTCTTTTTTGTAGGTTTTTACCTTTTTTTCTGATACTTTAATTTCTTTTTGCTGTGTTTTAGTGATAACTTTTCTTTTACCGGCGTTATAAGACGTATAACAGGCGGCAAATATCATCACGAGCATTCCAACGGTAAATATGAATTTTTCTTTAGATTTCATTGGTTTAAGGTTTTTTCAACTCAAAATGAGGGTCATCGCACATCTTCCAATCGCCCCCCCATTCTACTGTAATATTTAATTCTTTGGACGTTTTTTTTATGTGTTCTGCTATGGCTTTTAATCTTTTTCGTACTTCCGGTCCTTCTCCTTTTTCTCCTGTTTGTACGGATCCATTGTAATAAGGATATAAGTCTAACGCATAGCCGTAACCGTCGGCCTTCGCTTGATGGTTGGACTTGTTTTTCTCTCCATCGGCATAAGTTATAATTTTGCCCTGCTTGGTTCGTCCCCGTGCGAAAAGTTCTTTTTGTTCTTGAGTGGACCGCAGCCCTTGAGTTATGGTGAAATCGTAAGGACTGTTTTGTATGGCCACAACCATTACGGTTACCAGGTCCGGATGTATATCTTTTAGGTTTTTATAGCTCCTGCTACTGAATTTATTCATATTCTAATTTTTTGATGTTTTGTTTTTTCTTGTTCTTTTTTTATGGGCTTTGTCTTGATTTTTTACTAGATTTTCTACGGCGGCTTCTTGTTGCTTTTTACTGTCTTCTTCTATTTCTTTTTGCGCAACGGCCAATTCGTTTTTAAGTTGGTTTAGTACCTTGTTTTTTCTTTCCTCCGTATTCAATAATTGTTTTCTTTTCGCTTTGATGCTCGTTACGTTTTTGCTTGTCATGGTTTTTATGGAATCGATATTCGGCAACTCAGAAACAGCAAAGCGGTTTTTCTTGCTTGCTGTATTTCTGTGATGCGTCCTATACTCTAAAGGGTAAGGCTTGAGTAAATAACAAAAAAGGAGTACTACAAGGGCCGATATGATAATTTTTAGTTTCATACTATTTTTCTTTTTTTAGTTTTTTTAATCTTAAAATAGCTTCGTTTGCTTCTCTAATTATTTTTTCGTTATCTTGAATATCTTTGGTTATATGGTGATATTCTTTTTTGGTTTCGCCTAAGTATTCTACCCATTTCTCATAACATTTTTGGTTTTGTTCTATGTACTTTTTTTCCAGTTCATCGTATTTTTCATCTTTTTTCTTCAGTTCTAAATAATACTCGTCTTTTTCCTCTTCTCTGTTTTTGTCGCATTCTATCTTTTCTCTTTTTTTATCTTCCAACTCATCGTGGAATATATAGGCGGGGATGAGCATTAAGGCGCATACTAACAGAAATAAAAATTCTTTTTTGAAAGCGTTGGTTATAAACCAATCGCCGAAAGATATTATTTTATCTATTATTTCTTTCATTTAATTTATTTTCTCTCAATTACTTACGGGCGGTATCTAAATTTTTAAGCAGGGATATGTTAACGTTATTTGTACTTTGCTGTTTTTGAAATCGTTAAAGGAGTCATATACTCCTTCGAATTCAGTATTAGAAATAGTTACGCTACCATCCCAACAGTAATAATCCAGCTCTCTGAGGGTACTTCTGTTTCCCATGACCGTCCCCTTTCTAACGACATTTATTAATTGGTTTACATCGGTCTTGCCTTTCAATTCTTCAGGGACTTTAAATAAAGTTATTACCTCAGTTTCTTCGGTGTCGTCAATGTCTATGGTTGCCGTGATTACGACCAAATTTCCTTGTTTTACAGCTAAAAAAGAAGTTACGTTGGTTTTCGGATGAAAATTCCAGTTGAGAGTTTCTTTGCCATAATTTTTTTGATTTATGTATGGGTAATCTTCAGGGGCGGGAGTATAATCGGTTGCCTTTTCTCCAAACTCGAATTTATACTTATACGAGCGTGGAGCTGCTATTCTAAGATAAAAAGCTTCTGTTGGTCTTTTATAGGTAAATACTGAATATCTATATCCTTTGATTTCTATACGATCGATAATTTTTTTGTCTTTATCATAAAAGGCAATAATCGGATTTTTTGTTTCGCATGGATCCCAAAATTTAACGGTTATTGCGCCGTAATCTTCAAACTCAATATAATTTGTTACTAATGTACCCCAAACGCGTATAATTTCTCCGGTTTCTCCTATAGTACCGGTTAAATCCTCGTTTTCACATTTTTTTTCATACCAAAGGTTTTTTCCTCCTATACGAACATTTTTAACCGCTTTAATATCATATGCTATTTGTTTAAGAGTTTCTAATAATCGGTTTGCAAAAGGTTTTAGTGCAAAGGTCTGCATAAGGTAATTATTTTAAGGCTTCTTGATAAACATTTAGTGGATCTTCTGTTTGGAAATCAAGTACAAAGTCTTGATAGGAAGGAGCATAACTTGTGGCCCGATTGCCTTCTTCAAGCTGCAAGGCGGCAAAAAGGATCCCTGAAGTAACGTTAACTCTTGATTCTACACGAAATAACGGATCATTGTTCGCACTGTTATCGAATTTAACCGTTATAGAAAATCGTTGCCATTCTTGGGTGAGTTTATTAATGTCTACAATTTTCGACCCGCTGTTTGTGGCCCCGTAAACGTATAATTCGCCGTCCATTTTGGAGGTATCTTCTATGGTTTTACAATAGAATGAAAAGGTATAATCCACGCCTTTTTTCAGTCCTTGTATGTTTTTTTTCTGGTATGACATGGCCGAATAATCACGTATAACCTTATAAACCGTTGCATCTAAATATTTTTCATCGGTTATTTGTGCCGCATTTCTATTGCTCCAATTTTTATAATTGGTTGAGTTTTTTAATAAATTAACCGCACCTATATTTATTTCTTCTTGTTTTTGGATTTCCATGTCCTCCGGTGCAGGGGTATAATCGGTTGCTTTGTCTCCAAATTCAACTTTGTATTTTCCTTTTTTCGTTAAAGGACGCGGGGTTGATATTCGTAAATAAAGAGTATTTGCAGGGATATCAACAGTGCTTTCTGTATAGGTATTCCCGTTGAAATCTACTTTTTTGATAAATTTTTTATCTTTATCGAAAAAGGCAAGGGAGGCATAACCGGTAAGGGGTTTTTCCCATACTTTAACGGTTACTTTTTTGTAATCTTTAACTTCTATAAAGTCAGTATAAATAGTATCTGTGGAAGTAGAAACGGATCCGTTATCTGCTATTGATCCAAATAATTTTTCTTTTTCGCATTTTCCTGCATACAGTAAATTTCTTGTTCCGATTCTGACATTTTTTAGATTTTCGATTTCTTTTTCTACCGTGTTTACCGTTTGTTTTTCTTTATCGGTAAAGGCATTGGTATTTGCATTGGACTCGTACATTTCCTTTATTTGGGACGCTGTTAATGCGGCAGATGTTCCCGCCTGTTTGGTCCATGCAAAATCGTTAGTGTCCCAAATGTAACGAGATACTTTTTTTCCTTTTCCTTCGTCTACATCGGCATAAAATCCTCCTTCTTTAGATGGGTTCCACTTTTGGGCGTTGGTTTCGGTTTCGGGATAAGCCGCACACAAGGCTTCAAAGGAAGCGTAAGTTCCTAAATATTTATTGGAAAGTCCTTTTAGTTTGTCTTTTTCTTGTTTGGTAAAGTTTTGCTCTGAAAGGCCTTTACCTGCTTCTTTGTCTACTTTGTTGTTAAGAGTTTCATTTACTTTTTTAGAGTTATTACCTATTAGTCTAAAGGTTTCATTGGCTTGTTTAAGCCATTCGGAGAGATTTAATAAGCTCATAGTTTTTTATTTTTTTAATAATTCTTCTTGATATATTTTTAAGGGATCTTCCTCTTGATAATTAATGGTTTCATTTAACCAGGTTGAAAGCACTAAAGGAGACCATAAAACAGAGGTTGTGGACACTCCGGCTCTTAATTCTGCCAACGTTCCGCTTGCTGCAGTTCCGTTGTTTTCACTTACCCTCCCACCTCCTTTTTTAAAAAGTATTTTATTTAATTCTTCTAAAAGATTTTGTAAGTCTGTAAAGATTTTTTTATTTACCATGATTTCATCTATACCACCAATTACCAGGGTTTCATTGGGGTAATCAATAGAATACACTTTGATTTTTTCAACAAATTCATGATTAGATCCACTCCCTGTTATCTTTACGGCTTTGTATCTTTTAGGATACGGTAACTTATATTTCTCATTCTTATTTTTAAATTGAAAATGAGATTTTTTAAGCTCCTCTTCTTCGTATGAATTAAATTCGTGCATTTTTTCTCAAAAATAATTCTAAGAAAAACGATTTATTATCGTGTATAGTAATTATTTAGTAATCATCTTTAACAATAACCTCCCTGAATTTTTGATTGAAATATTTTTGAATAAAATATATAACATGTATTCTATCACATATAAATTTAATGGCATTAATTGCAAAGACTTGGGTATTGTAGTTTCTCAGTCTTTCGGACTAACGGATATGCCTAAACCTAAAGAGCTTTTAACAGCCAATTGGCCGGATGAACACGGTATCGAAGTCGATTTAGCTAACAGAGTTTTTGAAGCGAGGATAATTAAACTTAATTGCTATATGAAATGCAACAATGAAGAAGATTTTATTTCAAAGTCTCAACAATTAAATAAATTGTTTTTAAGTAGTTATAGTAAAGGACTAGTAAGTTTGGTTATTGAGTTCCCTTATTCAAAACCGCTTGTATATGCAGTATATCTTTCAGGAGAAATAAACCATACAAAAAAATGGCGTAATGGAACATTTTTTTCAACGTTTACTCTTGAATTTACAGAGCCCGAACCCATGAAATTGACATATGCCGTTAAACCGGAAACTAGAGAAGTTAAATTTAATTTTAACAGTATTCAGAAAAATACCTTTATAACTCTATACACCATAAAAGAAGAGATCATGTCAGTGCGAAAAGATGTAGCATTAAGTGAAGGAAATGATCAACTAACCGTTTATCTCAACGCATCAAATAATTTAAAAAATCGGGGATATATTATTTTAACTTGTAATAAAGGGGTTAATGCACTCTATTTTCCCTACCCTGATGATTGTATACTGTTAACCCGTGGAATCTAATAAGAAAAAATAGTATGAATAATTCACAATTTACTGTATATAGAAGTGCTAACGGCGCTTTTCAAACATATTGTTTAAACTCCTCAACAAACGTTTCTCAGGTTACATCAGCAACACAAATTACCACATTATTAAGTGATGATATAGTTAACATGACTATAATCAGTGCAACTCCGATTGATTTTAGAATTAACGACTATATATATGTATTCGATAAGATTTATAAATTAAATTCTATTCCTTCAATAGTCAAAGAAAGCTCAAGGAAGTTTACCTACCAAGTTAAATTTGAATCTTTGCAATATGATTTATTAAAATGCACGTATCTTATTCCTCAAAGTAAAGGAGACATAGACCTAAAAGGAGATTATTTAGTATCTGATTTAAGAGGATTTGCGGAAGTTATTATTACTAATACACAAAGAGTATTCGGTAAACGTTGGAGGCTGGGTGAATGTCCTACAAATACAGAATATAAAAACCTTTCCTTTGATGGACAAAATTGTCTACAGGTGTTGCAAAACTTGTGCGATGAGTATGATACGGAATTTGAGATAATAAGATCTACTGAATTTCATACCATAAACATTAAAGAAATAATTGGAAATACCTATCCTTTCACTTTTCAATATGGCAAAACGGGCGGATTATACAATTTATCAAGAAATAATTGTAATAATAAATCTTTAGTAACTCGATTATTTGTTTACGGAGGCACTAAGAATTTAAGTACAAAATATCGTCAAACCAAACTATGTTTACCAAATAAAAATAAGGTAACCTCTTATTTAGAAGAAAAAGAAGCCGTTAATAAGTTCGGTATCATTGAAAATGTTGTAAACTTTGATGATATTTATCCTTGCCGCACGGGCAAAGTAACTTCTTTAGGAGGTAAATATTATCAATTTTGCGATGCGGAAATGTTTAATCTGAATGAAAAAGATGATCAAGGTACTCTGTGGTTAATTGAGGGGGCTAACGCTAAAGTACATTTTCAAACCGGTAATTTAGCGGGTTATGAGTTTGACGTGCACTCTTACGATGATAAACAAAAAATGTTTTCTTTAGTTCCTTTTGACGATGATAGAGGGTTAAGGTTACCCAATGAAGAAAGTCCCGCCTTTCAAATAATGCCAGGAGATACGTATGTATTATTAAATATAAATTTACCTCAGAATTATATTGATGATGCGGAACAAAGATTACTAAAAAAGGGTGAAAAATACTACCAACAAAATTCACAACCTTATGTAGAATATTCTTTAGTTATTGATCCTTTATTTTTAAAGAAAAGAGAAGGAGAAGGATCGATAACCAATTTTTTCCAAGCCGGAGATTTAATAAAAATTAAAGATGAAGATATTAATGTTAATAAAAGTATACGAGTAAATTCATTTTCAAGAGACCTGATAAACCCTTATAAATATGAATTGACTATATCAGACACGGTAGAAACCAATATAATCACAAACATATTGGAGAATGTGATTAAAAATGATACAATTATCAAAGTAAATAATTTAAAAGATCCCGCTAGAATTAGACGTAATTGGCGAGATACTGAAGAATTGAAAGGATTAATATTTGACCCCGAGGGTAATTATTATACCGAAAAAATTAAGCCCGGAAGTATTGACACCATGATGTTATCGGTAGGTGCAAAATCTATGCAGTTTGACTTGATTAATACCCTGTTGGAGGCAAACTATCAAGGTGATTACAATGTTATAAAGGTTACGGGTGGCAGTTTGGTGCACTACGCAATTGAACAAGATATCAAATATTGGAATTTAGGGTCAGGCACTACCAATTTAACTAATACTAATGCTTATTATATATACGCTCGATGTGAAAAAAAGGGGGACAATGGAACTCTTATTTTTTCTCAAGATCAAATTAAAGTTGATGATGACTCTACCTATTACCATTTCATTATCGGGGTGTTAAATTCAGTACAAGACAATGTACGGTCAATTTCTCTGACGTATGGAAGTACTACTATAAACGGTAAATTTATACGAACCGGTAAAATTACTTCTTCAGACGGAAGCTCTTTTATGGACCTGGACAACAATCACCTTAAATTTGGAGACGATAATGCATGTATTGAGTGGAACAGAAATAATGACAGAAAGTTGGTTATTAAAGGGACTATAGTACAAAGTCCTTCAGGAGATGAAAATGTTATTGGAGTATATAGGGGCGAATATGATAACTCGAAAAAATATTACGTGGGTGATGAAGTTACTTATTTAGGTTCTTCTTATCGAATGATTAAAGAGGCCAACCCTGGAAATACGCCCACCAACAGATCTTATTGGACTATTATATCTAAATCCGGTAAAGACGGCTATAACGGAAAAGACGGGACAAATGGTAAGGATGGTGCAAATGGTAAAAATGGAACGGATGGCAAAGACGGCTTAAACGGTAAGGACGGAAAAGATGGTAAAGATGGTAAAGATGGTAAGGATGGTAAAGACGGAAAAAACGGTTATAACGGTCCTTCATTAGTTTTCAGGGGTGAATATAAAGACCATACGGTATATAAGGGTACCCAACTTATTGTTGAAGTAGTTAAGTTTGGAAATATGTATTATATGACCAATATTGATGCCGGCGAATTTGCTAATGTTTGGCCCTTAGCTACTCATAAATGGACTCCTTTTGGAGCTAATTTTGAAAGTGTCGCTACAGATACTTTATTAGCCGAAAACGCTAATATTGGGGATTGGATAATCCAAAACGGTAAAATCACTTCACAAAATAAAACGTCACAAGGATCTCCTAAGGCGCAATTAAACGGGGTTAACGGGGGTATAACTTTTAATTCTAATTCAGATGTCATAACAAAAGAAGGAAATGTAAAGAATGTTCAAAATTCTATAAATATCAGTTCTTCGCCTGCTAATTCTATATCTATAACAGATACTGAAGGACATTACACGCATATCACAAATGAGGGGATAAATAGTTTTGGTGCAGGAAAAGTTATTGTTACTCCAGCCCATTACAGAGTTCTCGCAGGTATAGCGGGATATTCGAGAGAAGCTCGTAAAAATAATGGAATAACTGATAGCGCTGCTATAATTGGTCTTAAATCAGGAGTTTACGGTGGTGATTACATGGATTCTTGGGGGGGATGGTTTGAAATGCTGAAAGTTATAGGACTTTATACCTCGATAAAAACAATATCTTCTGATTACCATGTAGCATCTTCAGACGTTATATTAATTCATAAAGGAAGCAGAAACACGGTTTATTTTAATAGTGGCACTCAAAAAGGCCAATTAATAATAATAAAAATTGATTCAACGAACACTCTAACCCTTTCAGCTTATTTTGGAGGCTCGAATAATTCAATTCATATAGATCCGCAAAAATGTGAATTGGTTTTTATGTTTTTTGACGGGGATAGATGGTATGCCAGTTTGATACCAAAAATTAGATAAATTATAAAAATATTTATTATCTTTGTATTGAACTTTACACAAGATGTTAATAACATCTTTACAATTTAAAAGCCTTGTAGTCATAGAAAAGGACCGCAAGGCTTTTATTTTTCATTAATTTGCACTTTTCATTATTTTTACTATTTAATCAGGTTTAGATTAACTTTAAGCAAAGCCCTTTAATATATTCCAACCAACAACTTATAGATACTTGCATCAAAAGTTAATTAATTTAAATTATTAAAGCTGTTTTTTAAAAAATAACTACTCATTTTGTACGTATCAACTTGTTTCCAATCATGAAAGTTGGAATTTTGATTTTTTGACAGTACCTTTTCATAATAACCCATTGAAAAGATTAATAATTCTAAAATTACTGTATTATTATTTTTTAACCAGTTAAATTTTTCATTTGATATAGTGCCTTTTTTATTAAGGTACAATATGATTTTATATAGTTCGTTTTCGTTCATTTTTTTTAAGTATTTTTATTAAAAATTAAAAGTAAGTTTAAATTATGCTGTTTTTAAAGTAGAAATTTGGTGATGTATAAACTCCCTGCCTTTTTCTGTCCATACCGTTAACATACACGTCCTTTCAACCCCGTCACTACCTTTGTACAGGGTAGTTTTGGTTTTCGTAAATCCTTTGTCTTGAAACTTATGGTTCAAAACCCATACACCCGCTTGCTTATACTGTATTTTGTTGTCTGCTAAAATTTTGTTTAACGTCCTTGCGCTCATTCCGAGCTCTTTGGCTATCAAATTTGTGTTATAGGTACTTTCAGAATTCAGTACGTTGTTGTAATACTCAACTTTGGGCGCTTGTTTTTGAAGTTCTTTTTCTTGTTTTTCGGATTGTTGTCTTAAATATTCAGTTTGTTGCCTTTCTTGCTTTAATTGTGTAGCTAACCCTATAACTAGATCAGGGTTTTGTATTAGTTCGTCTATCTTTTGAGGGGTTGCCGTAAGACCGTGTCTTAAGAGTTCTTTTATTCGATCATTACACCATATAGCAAATGAAGGATTTAACCATCTTGCTAATTCTATTGCTACATCTTCATGCAGCCATGTGCCTTGCATATCGGGTATTCCCCCGCTTCTAACTATCACTAAATCAGCCGTTACGATTTTCTTCGTAACGCTCAAAACTTGTATAAACTCTTTAGTTGATTGTAATTTCAACCAATCAGTAGGCCGTTTATTGAAGACTTTGGCCATTTCTGTTGCATTGATCAATAGATTATTCCCTTTCTGAAATTTTACGGAAATGTTGTTGTAGTTGAAGGTAACTACATTTTGTTGTGAGTTATGCATAATTAAAATTTTAAATTTAAAAACCCGTACGCTGCATAACTCACATACTGAAGGTATAAGATGTCACCGCTCCAAACGGCTCGTACGGGCTTAAATATTTTTTGGGATTTTTTACCTCCAAATACATTATGTGTGTTATGCATGACAAATGTATAAAATTTTTCAATTCTTACAAATATTTTTTTTATCTGTTTAACTATACAACTAAAACCATAGCGGTTCATTATGTACATAGGGTTTGTCTTACCATTTGATGCTTTATAACTTGATTCAAAGGACATTTGGAGTACAGCCAAATTTTCGGCGCTACTTAATAATTCTCTAATTGATAATTTTTGAACTATCCGCAATGCAACTCTTTGGTGCGCCCATGTACCTCTTCCATTTTCAACTCTCAATAAATCAGTAGCTATAAAATTTTTTATAGCTGACAATTCAATAGCATATTCTTGTATTTCTTTTGAATTGACAATGGTTGATAAGTTTTTATTAGGAAATGCTTTTGCAAATTCTGTTACATTCACCATGATATCACCATTTCCAAACTGAAATGTAATCTTGTTTCCATTAAAAATAAATATTTGATTTTCCATAACTATATTAGATTTAATTTAAAGAGTTTCAAATAATTCTAAGTTTATTTTTTTATACCTGTTTAATTTTTCTGTATTGCTCATATCTTTATGTTTATTTAATTGCTATTTAAATTTTATAACACAAATGTAAATAACATTTAAATATTAAACCAATAACAAGTGTTAAATTTTTGTTAATTATTTAAATATAAATTAAATTATTACCCATTTAATAAAATAGTATTTAAATTTGCTTATAATAAAATATACGAAATGATCAAACTACGAGTTAAAGAGATATTAAAAGATAAAGGAGTTTCTCAGAAAGAATTGGCTGAAAAATTAAATATGACGGAGACAGGGTTATCTATTTCAATAAATGAAAATGGTAACCCTCCTTTAAAAAGATTAGAGGATATTGCGAATATTTTAGAAGTAGAACTTGTAGAATTATTTACACCTATAGATAGTAATACAAAAGGCTACATAGAACATAATGGAACTATTCATAAAATAAATTCTATCCAAGATTTAAGAAATCTTTTAGAAGACTTTGATGGTGAAAAAAGAAATTCAGATTATAAAATATAAGTAGTTAAATTTAAAAACCCGCATGCTATAAAAAAGTAAAAATGCTTAAAAGCTAATAACCTATAAAGAATTGATTAAAAATGTATAATTTTTCACAACAAATAGATGATGATATGCCTGATTTTTATTATGTATATAAAACTGTATATGGTTATATCTCTAAATTAGGAAGTGATTCCTTAAAATCAAATAAAAGTTATGTTAAGATAGATACTTATCCTGAAAGTATCTTAATTAAAGATCCAATCTTGTATTTAAAATTAATACCTTTATATAAAACTGATAAAATAGCTATGAAGATAAAAATCAAAAAAAATGCAAAAACGGGCCATGATATTTATGCTGAAACTACTAATAATTTTAGAGTATTAGGAAAGGGTAGTTTAATTGACAATCTCAAAGAGCAAGGGTATATAAACTTAGAAAGAACTAAAGGCTCTAAAACTATTGATGATATTTTAAAATCTATTTATGGATACCAATAAACCTATAAAGCAATTTTTTTATACTAAATGAATACTTATAAAGAATATTTCAGCAAATTAACAGATATTGAAAAAAAAAATAGTCCTAAAGAATTGTATTTTAAAGGCAATTTTTCTTTACTTAGTAAAGGGCGCCGTGTATCGATTGTTGGATCTCGAAATATTTCAGAATTAGGAATAAGAAGAACAAAAAAAATCGTAAAATTTTTAGTTAATTCCAATATTACTGTTGTTAGTGGTTTAGCTCAGGGTGTAGATGCATTTGCTCACTCTACCGCTATGGATAATAATGGTAATACAATTGCGGTAATTGGTACACCTCTTGACAAATATTACCCGAAAGAAAACAAACATATACAAGATAGAATAGCTGCAGAACAATTATTATTATCACAATTCCCTGAAGGTTATCCAATTAGCCCTAAAAATTTTCCTATAAGGAATAGGACTATGGCTCTTATAAGTGATGCAACCATAATAATTGAAGCATCTGAAAAAAGCGGAACAAAACATCAAGGTTGGGAGGCATTAAGACTTGGTAGAAATCTTTTTATAATGGAGAATATTATTAAAGATGGTAAAGTAACTTGGGCCAAAGAAATGCTTGACTATGGTGCAGAAATTCTAACCAATAAAAATTATGAAAATTTAATTGATGAAATACCATATTTAACCTCAAAAGAAGAATGTATATTTTGATTTTTCTACTTATTTAGTATATACTCCTAAAGGGGTAACTCTGAGCGTCTAAACATATTTTTTTTAAGCCTATATTAATTATTTAGAAGTAAATCGTTAATATCTTTCCCATCGAAATGATCTCCTACTATATCTCTTATATCTTTTAATGCTTTTGTTAGTGGAAGTGATTCATTTTCTATAATTCTTTCAATGGTAAAATCAAATAATTTAAAATTTTTTATCGAATATTTTGCTTCTCCCTCTAATCCAACTAACGATGTGGAGTATAAATAATCTTTTAACTTTAAACCTATACTCTTAGATATTTTTATGGTTATAGCATGATCATTTGATAAACGTATTTTGGCAGCTGGTTGTTTCCCATCATACAAATGTTCAACTTTAACGTAAATTATAGTATAATCATTAATAAGGTTTATGTATTTAGTTTGTATAAACTTATTCATCCTAAGAATAGTATTTTTACGTATATCTCTAATTTTAATAATAATTACTTAAAGCTATATTATTTTTCAGTTACCACATAATATATTTTATTATCACTACTTAACGATCTGGTTGCTTTTAAAAAAACTCTGATTTCGGGGGTATCCCAGTAATATATATCATTAAGTGTAGAATAATTATCTCCTGGAGTATCCAAATATTTTTCTGTCTGATTAGAATTCAATATTCGATCTGTAAAATTTGTTATTAGCCTAGTATCTCTTTTCACATCACTGATATTGTTTGAGTAGTTTAACTCGTAAACCAGGCCTTCACTTGTTTTTTGTTTTTTTATTTGTTTATTATAAATCTTTTTTAGTTCATATTCTAGTTTACTTTTCTTAGAAAAATGACATGAAATCATAATCAGCACTAAAATAAACAGTATTATTATATTAAATTTTTTCATATCATAAAGGTTCATTGTCGGTAACAAATTTTGCGATACTATCATAAATTATTGACATTTCTAGACCTATTTTTTTGAATTCAGAAGTCATTGAGCTCGACGGATTATTCACTATAGAATCAATTTTTTTTAACTTGTTGAAAATTTTAGTCAAATCACAATAGGCATCCTTAAATTTTTTCGGAGGATTTTTAAGATTTTGAATTTTATTTTCAATTTCTTTCTGTTTAATAGTCATTGAGTTTAATTGAGGTTTTAATTTATTTTTAGTTAAATTAAAAATCTCGACACTATCTTTAACAAAGAACAGATTTGATTCATCATTAACAACATATATATAGGTATCTACATAAATACCCAATATATCTACATATTTAGTATCTAATAATACAATTTCAACATATGTGTTTTTAAATTCATTATAATATTCATTGGTGTAATCTTTATCTTTGTTAGTACATGAGTAAAAGACCAAAAGTACTACAAACAATAAAAAGATCTTTTTCATATAATTAATTTTGCACTCAAATATATAAAATTTACTTTATTTTATCTCTAATAAAAATATTATTTTCATCTCCATTGATTATTTTAAAAGTAGATTGATCGAATTTATATAATAGTACTATGGCATTCTTACCCACCGACAGATCTACATGAGCAATATGCTTTAAATAGATCCTTACCACATCATACGGCTTGACATGTAAAGTGATCGTTGAATCTCCGTAAAGAATGTTTTGTTCTTGAGCTTCAAATACCCCCCTGCTGTCTACATAAACCCCGTAAGGCTCACCTTTCAACTTAAAATGTTCCATAATTTCATAAGTAGGAAAATCTTTTTTCATACAAGGTTTAATATAATCGAATAAAACGTGGGTCAATTCTCTAACGGTCCGGGCATTCTCAAGATCGTTTAATGAATCTTCACAATGCCCTCCCATTTTTAGCATGATATTTTTTATTTGTCTATTATCCATTTTTTTTATTTAATAGAATAATCCTTTTGCTCGGGCGCTGTCCAGTCCCGAATTAGATTTAATATATTGTACCATATCACTCATCATTTTTTCCATGGAATTTAATTTAAAGGTGTTCATTTCAATTTTACTCATCAATGTAAGTTGGTCTCTCAATAAATTAAAAGAGTTTAATTGATTCATGCGAATGGCATTCAACTGTCCGGCAATTAAATTTGCCGTATCTTCACTCACTCCTTTAATAGCTCCTGAGAGAGGATCCATATCTGCAGAGTTAATGTCTTTAAAAAAATTTTCAAACTCCGTAAGCGCATTAGTAAAACTATTTCCAGCCTCGCTCAACCGGTTTTTCCATTTATCAAAATCAAACCCTGATAAGGAATTGTTATTATTACCCATATAGTCAGACATATCCTTAACAAATTTGTCGGTGACCGGTTCTAATATGCGCAATTTAAGCGCGTTTTTAACGGAATTAGCAATGACCTGCTTAAACGTCTTTTCAAAATCTTTGGCCGCATCCTTACCCTCTGAAAAAGCAGTCGTAAAAACATCTGCCAATTGGTTTGCTACGTCTTTAAAATTTGTTTGGGTGAGGGTTTCTGCTATATTGTTTTGAATGTCGATGATTTGATTATTAATTTCATTTATTTGATTTTTCCAATCTTCAATCGCTCCGTTGTCGCGTTTTTTGCTTTTTTTCTTTTGCTCATTAGCTATTAACTCATTGAGTTTTTGTTGTTGAGATTGTAAATTTTGGATTTTATCCCGTTGCGTTGAGTAATAATCCTCTCCTACCGCCCTGCCTACTTCACGTTCCAAATTTGAGAACAACCGCTGTATTTCTGCTAATTCAGATTTTAATTGTTTCGTTCTTCTTTGCAATTTTCTTGATTTGCGATCAAAGGCATCAGAAAGCGTACTGATCAGTCCCATAGCTCCACCTATTATTTGCGCCGGATTTTTATTTAATATACCCGAAATAGCCTGCATTCCTCCTTCAATTCCTTTGACGACTTTATCTAAATCTTCGGTATTATAGCCTAAATCCTTTAATCCGTTGGAAACTGCCTTTAAAGACATTATTGCATTCTCTTCAAACTCTTGATACGCTTTTTTTAATTTATCAAGCGCCTTGGATTTATTCATATCACCTTCGGCATCCTTGTATTTTTTAATAGCCTTTCTAAGATTGGTTAAAGGAGAAGAAATAGAGGCTTCGTAATCGTCTAATTGGTTGGTTAGATTCTTTTTAATTCCTTCATCACTAATATTGGCGATCATTTCTTTCATCTTCTTCGTGCTTTTCTTAAACACATCTAAAGACACATCGCCCATCCCGTCAAATAGATTTTGCCAAACATCAGAACCTTGTATTTCCGAGGCGTCTAATTCTCCGATAAGTTTGTCTTTAGTCTTTTCTATGAGAGGAATCAATTCTAAATATCCTTTTTCTCTTGCAAGCAATATATTTTTCTCGGCTTCTTCAACTATTTCTTTTCGTTGAGTTTCAAAAGTTTTGAAATTTGCCAATAATTTATTTAAAATATCCTGCTGTGTTTTTTCGGATTCTTGATTGAGGAAATTAAACGCTTCATTTTTTTGCTCACCAAAAATATTAATCGCTCCTTCATTCAATTTTTGTTTGAATTCTGCAATTTTTTCCACATATTCAAACAAGGACCGGCTTTCATCTTTTGCTCGGGCTATACTGTCCTTTAATTGCTCAAAGGATGATTTTATACCTTTAATTTCATTAATTCTGTCCGTAAGGACGGATAGTTGATTGCCTTCAACTAAAGTTAATTGGCCTCCCTTATTTACGATATTGGATTTTTGTTTTTCCAAATATTCTAAAAATGTATTTCCGTTTTTTAGTAAATCGGAAAATTGCTTATCGGCAGAATCTTTACCCAAATTCTCGATCCATTTATAGTAATTAGAATACTGTTGACTCTTATAGGCCAATTCTTCATCAAAACCCCGTATTGCCAGATTAAAACGGATCTCTTCCACTTTTTGATCTGCTTCTATCTTTTTGTCGGAAAGCTTTTTAATAAACTCCTTGTTTTTTTCTTCATACGCTGTTTTTGATATAATGTCATCAATTTTCCTGGATACCTCTTCCCAATACTTTAAAGATCCGTAAGGATATTCTTCTTTCTTAGTTTTAGTCTTTCTTTTGGATGATTTTTCAACGGAAATATTGTATTTATCTAACTCTTTTTGTGCTTCTTTGATCAGTTGGGTGTATTCTTTAAAATCTTTTTCTTGATTGGAGGTCCTGCCCGAGGATGGCAACGCTTCCAGTAATTTGGTGTACTCTTCTTCTCTTTTTTTCCAATATTCCTTATTTTTAGTTGCTGCAGGTGATTTAAGAGCTAATAATTTTACGTCGACACCGCTTATCTCTTCTAATTTATTTTTTAAAGCATAATTGATGGGTGATAAATAAGAAGGAATAACCGAAAATGAATTTCCTAATTTATCTACCTCGTCTTTAGTTTCAATAATTAATTTTTTTTGTTTCAACAGACTCTCAGTCCCTTGATTTACTAAAGATATCTTTTTTTCATGCGATAAATTCTCTTTATTCAATACATTTTGATTATCCAAAATAGCCAATGCCTGGTCTGTTAAAATTTTCTTTTGCTCTTCAAGGTATTTAATTTTCTCTTTTTCCGATAATTCTTGATACGCAGCCTCTTTGGCGTTTTGCTCGTTAAGTTTTTTTTGCTCTTTAAGTAATTTTAATTCTTCTTCTTGAGCCGCAAGTAATTTGGTTACATGAATAATTTCAAATACATTTTTGTCATCTTTTACCGTTCTTTCATAACGTTCTCTTAATTCTTTAATTTTGTTTTCCACTTCTTCAATGCCTTTCGTGTTTATCTTAACATCGGCATCATCCATGGCTTTATTTAAAATCTTTTGTTGCTCTGCCGCACTTTTGGCTTTAAAAGCATGAAGATCTAAGTTTCGTAAATAGTCGGGGTATAAGGCTTTTAATTTATTGAAAGCTTCTACTTGAGCATAAATGGAGTTTGTTTGTGAATTGATCGTATCGACCCATCTTGAGGTGTTTTGTCTTCTTTTTTGTCCTTCTTCCAATCGAGCATTTAATTTTTTTTGCGCTTCTTCTTGAGCGTTAGTGCTGTCATGCAAGGCCCACATAGTAGCGGTTAATCCGACAATAGTGGTGGTAATCAACACAAAAGGATGAGTAATCAACGCGGCATTTAAAGCTTTTTGGGCCACGGTTTCAGCCGCTAAGGCTACCGCTCGGGACTTTGAAACTACAGTCAATCCTTGAGTGACCCTGGACAGATTAACTACGTTTGCAATCATAGTTGTAGTATCTTTGGCTTTTTGAAGTGTATTATCGAGCATTAATGCGGTGCGATAAGCCCCGTAAGTACTGATAAGTGTAGTTAAAACTTTAACTAATGCTTCATAGTTTTCAACTAAAAAAGCAGCGGCCGAAATTCCTCCTGAGAGTATACTTTGTGTTTTTGTGCCTATATCATTTAATGCAACATCTACCGCATCAGAGAGTTTTTCCCGTAGCCCTACCAACGACTCCGTTTGTTTGATCATCAAGTTATGGAATTTTCCTCCTTCTGAAGACATATTTTTAAGCGCTTTTTGAACCTCAGGAAATCCTACTTTTCCGGCTTCAACCATTTCGTTTATTTGGTTGGTATTAACTTTTAGGACCTTAGCTAATTCCTCGTAAATAGGGATGCCCCTCCCCGCAAATTGCCTGATGTCTACCGCATACGCTCTTCCTTGTGTCCTCAACGTACCGTATAAATACGCCAGGTCTCCGATTGGTTGAGATACCCCTGATGCAACATCCCCTAACATTTTGAGTTCATTGCGCACTTCATGTGCGGCACTTCCATATGCTAACAGCTGTTTTGCGGCTTTTGCGGAAGATTGCAACCCAAAAGGAGATTCGGAAGCAAAACTTACCAATTCGCCCATTAATTGGTCGGCCTTTGCCTTGCTTTGAAGCATAACTTCAAATGCTATTTGGTTTTGTTGAAATTCTCCTCTAACTTTTATTAATTGGTTGGTAAAGCCTTTCAAGGCTGTTAGCGAAAAATAAGCGGCAACCCCTGTGGATAGAGATTTAAAATACCCGTTCATTTTAGAGGTTTCATCTTTAACGGTATTAGATAAATTTTCAACATCTTTTTTAGTTTTATCGATACCCTGAATGGTTGCTTTAACAGGTTTATTGGAAGATAAATCTTTTATTTTTTGCTTCGCCGTCTCTAATTCTGTTGAATATGCGGTTACAGCAGACTTAGCATCGATAATTCTGTTTTTTAGTTCGTTCCATTTTTTGGACCCTTCGCCAAAAGTTTTCTGTTGATATTTAAAGTTTTCGATCTCCTTATACAACTCTTTAATATTTCTTTTGGCTTCTTCCATAATAACCCGCTGCTTAACCATTTCGTTACTCACACTGTTTCCTGGAGCAGGAAGGATTAATTTATTTAAATTTACCCCGTATTTGGAAGCATTTTTTTGTATTAAATATTCTAACCTTTTACCGGAATTTACAACTGCAGTATCTAATTTAGAAAAATCATCCACGGCATTATTGGAAAAATTTTTAATTAAATCTTCCCCCTGTTTTATCGCTTTTTTTATAAGGCTTAGATCAATTTCAGCCGAAAAATTTAAAGCTCCTTCGTTATTGTTCATTATAGATTTTTATTTTGTTGATTTAGCATATAATTTATAATATCCTCATCCGTTTGATAGGACACCTTGTTAGATTGAGAGGTAGACGGAGTCTTTGATTCGTTTGTGTCGTATTCATAATTTGAAGCGTCTATCATCATTCGTTGAATGATTGGCCAAGGAATAACCTCGTTCATTTCTTTCCATGTAAACCCAAAGTTTTTTTTAATTTCTCCCCTTATCCCGTATAAAGATTTTAAGCCTCTTTGTTTTCCTCTATCGGAGTCGGGATCGCTGTCCTTAGCGGGGCTAGTAATCTGATAGAGTTGGTAAAATCCACTAAATTTCCTATAGTATTAATCAATAGCGCAACCTCTACCAGTTTTGAAGGAGTTAATGAGCGGTAAAAAAGCCCTGTATAATATTTCAATTTTTTTTCATTCGTATATTCCATGCCCAGAACGGCAATAGCAACAATCTTTGCTAAGACAATCGCCTTTTCTCTAACTAAGGATATAGCTGCTTTATTTAGCTGCAATTGATCTTCATTATCTAGTGAATTTTCATATTCTAACTTCAAATATTCTTTAGATAGCCTGTCTAAGACCTTTAATACCGGTTGTTTTATAACAAATTTTTTTTCTTTGCTTATTTTTATTGTTTTATACGTTGCGGGTAAGAATGAAAATAGGCCCTCTCGTTTAATCTTTTCTTTTTTTATATATTCCACAGGAATTGAAAATTCAACTCCTTGATTTAACAGCAAATCGTATTCTTGTCTTTCTGCTTGTAGTTTTTGAGATATATCCATGGTTGTATATAGTTAAAAAGCCTATATAGTAGGGTTTATATAGGCTTATTTACATGATTTTTTTATTTTTTATAAATTTTATTGCGCTAAAACTGTAAACCCAACGTTTACCGAGCCTATATACCCTCCCCCTGCTTTTTCACTAATTGTGGCGGAATTCTTGGTTATATTGGAAACTTCAACGTTTGAAGTATCTACTAATGGGTTTAATTCATTTACTCGATTTAAAATGGTCTCAGCGTTATTATCCTTGAGCTTTCCTAAATCAGTGCTTTTTAAAATTGAATCTAACCTGATTAAGGGTTTAATAAATTTCTGTGTTTGCCATTTAGGTACACCTTCTTTAGTTGGTTCAAGTATTGTACACACCAAGTGTATTTGCATCAGTTCGTTCTTTGTAAAAGAACCGGATAATTTCGGCATTATGGATACTCTAGGATAAGCAAATATATATCCCTTTTCAGGAGTGATTTTACAGCTCCATTCTTTTGCTTCAATTTTATTTGGTGCACAATAAATGGCCTCGTCTCCCGTGCCTTTAATAGTTCCACCAAAAAGTTTTTGTAACGTTTCTAAATTAAAGTTCATTAAATCAAACTCAAAACTCTCTTTCCCCGGTACTGTTATTGAATCAATCGCCGTATCTGATTCTTCTGAATAAAAATCTGTCGTATCTCCATCTTCACTGTTAAATGTGAATGTTTCGCGTCTTGTATATCCCAATCGGAACCACTGATTAGTCATTCCTCCATCTGTAGGAATGGTTCCAAATTCTATTTTTTGGAGTCCCCTGGTTGTTGTCTTATCTGTTGCCATTTTCTATTATTTTATTTAAAATATGCTTTATAACTTATAAATTGAATTCTTATATTTATATAATGATTATTAGCGGTATCCACATCTTTAAGGGTATTTTCCCAAACTATATATAAGTTGTAATCCTCATTATAAATTTCATCTATTTTATTTCTTACTAATTCATTTAACTCGTTCAGCCTTTTTAAATTTGGCTGGTTTTGTATTTGATTTTTGTATTTTATTACCAAATCAGGAACATGAATATTAAGGTTATATGTCCCCTTTTGTATGTCTCCGGTTGAAAGTATTAAAGAGTTAATAACAATATCTTCTTTATTAGAGTTTGCCGGACGTTGCAGTTTATAAATTCCTCCGGTTAAACAGCCTTGTAAAGAGTGTATTGTCTTGAAAATTAAATCAAATACATCTATATTGGTTCTCAACTTATTAACTTGTTTAGATTGGTAACCATTTTTGGAAGCTCCCGTCTGACTAATTCTTCAGAAGAAGTAAGGACATTATACCCTTTACTTTCCACGTATACGGCATAGTTCATCCCCGCTACTACTATTAATGAATACGAGTTTTTGGGTTGTTCTGCAGCTAATTTTAACGCTAAACTCTCGCCTTTTTCAGCTCCCTGCATATTGTATTCTGCTAAACCATGACGGTTAAAACCTAGTTTTTTAACCACGCTTCCATCTTTAACAATCAGGTAACCTATGGAAGAACGCAAGTTATTGGTAATGTTTTTATAGCGCCCGTTATTTCTTGCCTCAATTACAGCTTGTTCTCCTAAATAACTTAAATTCATTAAAAGAATACTTTCTACCTTTTCAGTGTATTTATGAAATTGAGCCCTTATTTCGCCTAAATTAAATTCTGGTTTTAAACCCATAGTCTTGTATGTAATTGATCCATTCGCGAATACATCACAGGCAACTCCTGCACCCTTACGGATCCTTCTCCATCTATCACTCTAATAAGCGTTCCTTGAGTCACCTGTTTTGTACCCTTTGGGCATTGTATCAATGCCGTATATAAATAATTAACACCATCTACACCTTTAATAACTTTACCGTTTCCGGCTTCATCCCTGCAATAACAATAATGTTTCCATTCAGTTTTTTGAGGTTGGTAATCACCGTTGCCATCCCGAATAGACTCAGCAATTACAAGTATTTCTAATTTATAGGGATATTGCATTACCATAAATGGACAGCACTTATTGTTGAACTTGTAAAAAACGTATCGTCTTCGCCTAATTCTTTTGCTAATGAAGAATACCACAACCGTATTGCTTCCATGTCCCAAGAAATGGAATAACCACCCTCAGACAAAGTTTTTTGCTTTGGAAGATATATGCTGAATTCTTTAAAGAGTGTTTTTTTCAAAAGCAACACATCTTCTTCGGTCTTTACTTCTTTATCGGGTGAAAGTTTTTGATTTATTATGATTAAATCAACGGTTGCAATCTCAACTCCAAATGGAGCTAACGTTGCTAATAAGTATTCTTTATAAGTCATGGGATTATCTAACTATTTTTCGGTTTTTAAACTAAATATCCCGTTAATTGAATTAAATACCGGTAAGGCTATGGTTTCTGCTTTAATAAAATCGGTTTGATTTGAATTTTGTTTCTCACCTACTCCCCATTGTGCTATTCGAATTCGTCCGTAATTAGAATATGTTACCCCGTCATCCGGCTTTAATTCGCTATTAGTGTATGAATTTTTAATAACGCCTAATTTGCCCTCAGGTACAAATACCAAGTTTTTACCGTTAAAAGGACTTATTGTTTTTAATGACCCGTCCTGTAAACGTACATTTGTTTGGCGGCGAATCACTTTAAACTTCGGTAATTCATTGCTCTCCATAAATCCATTTAATTGACTTAGTAAAAGCGGACTGTTACTTTTATCCACGCCAAAAATAACTTGCTTTAATTTTTTTGACTTCAATATAAAACTTAGTTTTGCTTGAGAAATCCATATTTCAGAAAGTTTTATATTTTGGGCCGCATCCACTACTCCCTGAATATCTTCAAAAGGATCCACGGTATTTACATTAGATTCCACCCACTCTACGGTTGCGACTCCTTTGTTGGAGTCAGGCATTTTATAATCAATACTCGTTTTAATCCCTTCAGGGTTATTATCTGCATTTATATTATAAATTCCTTCATTGGATAATGCCCCTAAAAATATCATGTCAAGTTTTGCTTGTACTCCTTCCACTGCATCTTTAACCGTACCGAACATGATTCTCATTAATTCATTATTTTTTTGTTGATCGTTTAAAAAACGGCTGTTTATCAATTCTAATACTTTTCTGTACTCTTGCACCGTCAACGGAAAAGAATGTGCGTGTGTAAGATTTTTTGCACTAAGTGTACTCAAACCTTGAGGTCCTCGAATCGGCTCTTTAGCGTTTTCATCTATAGTCGCAGCGGCAATCGATAAACTATATTTACCTATAATTTCTTCAAAGTTTAACCCAACAGTCGGGATATCCCATGGCAAATAATTTTCGTAAACAGGTAAGTCAAACAACAATTTATTTTGTCGCGAAGCTTCATCTATGCGTATTTGCACTCTTTTAGTTAATCCTCCAAATATGGAGCTATATAAAATTGGTGGCATATTATTGATTTATAAATAAAATATTATGATTCTTTTTAAGATAATGGCCCTCTTTCCATTCCTCAGGAAAGGCACCCAACACGTTTTTAAGGATAACCGCTTCACACGAAATACTTACGGTTGTGTCTTTAATGTCGTCTACTGTTTTGTCGGACTCAACAACAAATTCTGGGATATTAGTAGGATCATATAGTATATCGCCTTCTTTTAAATCCTGAATCGGTTTTGATAATGTAATCGTGTCAAACGTGGTATCATCAGTATCAATATCGGTAATTTTCACCTCTTCTCCTCCACTTTTCATGACAACATCTCCTTTACATAGCAAGGACCCTTTAGGTATTCTGGGCTTAGAAGCGGTTCCACCACCCACTATAACCACGTATTTGATAATTGTAGCTTCTAATTTGTCAAAATCAACTTTAACAAAAGATCCACGAGGAATAAAAGTCCCTATTGGTAATTTATTAGTGATATTGAACCCCCCGGGCAGCACTTTACTTTCTCCACGCCAATAAGGCTGCTTACTGCCTACATATTTTGTTTCTTTAAAATTTACTCCCATTTTTTTATTATTATGATTTATTCGGCAAACTTGCTACGAAATCTTTTTCTTCTTGAGCTAACATTGCATCATTGGTTACTTGAATTCCTGTTTTTTTGGTAGGTACTTCTAGATTTATTGTAGATTGCTTAATTTCAGAAAGTAATTGTTTTATTTCATCCTCTTTCAGATGATCGTCAATTTTAACACCGATCATGCGTCCTTCCGGTATTTCCATTTCTTTAACATATTTAGTAATAAGCTGCTGTCTTTTTTCCTTCCCTTGCTCTTCCAATAATTTTTTATTTTGTTCAGCAATACTGGCAATAAGTTGATCATTTGCCTTTTTGAAATCAAGAAACCAATTCGGAGCCCCCGATAAATTAGATTCGTTACCGTGTTCCTGTTTATTTTTTAAGCCTTCAAGTTCAGCAAGTTTGTTTTGTAGTAGGGACTTTTCCTGACGAACCGTATCTACTTCTCCTTGAAATGCTTTAAGAAGATTTTCAACCCCTGAGATAGCGGTATCAATATCTCCCTCTACTGTTACGTTATCAGCTAAATAACTAGCCATCCCGTTAAATGCTTTTTCTCCAAACCCTAAATTTTTATATTTAGTTTTTAGCGCTGTTTTTATTTTTTCTTTCATTACAAAATATTTTGTAGCACAAAAATACATTACGGCATGAGCGCATCGCTTGATTTAAACGGGTAATTACTAAATAATTACTATAAAAAACAAGAGTCTTTCCTGTAGCATACAGGAATATAAAAGAAGGTTAAAAATTAATTAATCACAGGTTTTGGAAAATGGGCTTTATAGGTAAAATATCTTTATTGTCTCTAATAAAATAAGGTAGAGACTTTGCTGTATTAATTCTTTTAAGATTTTCGCTTAACCAAAGTAAAAAGTTTGAAGGTAACTCTTCCACTTCATTTACACTTTTCCAGTCAAGCTCTTTTCCACGCAACGTATAGTTGTTAAGTTTAAGCATTTCTTCATGTGTCATTAAAATTGGAAGCATACTGCATAAACATTGCGGATGCCACCCTACAAATTGAAAATATTTAGGGTATTTACCCTTTAATGAATCGCATATTTTACAGGGATACGGGTTTTTGCTTCTTTTTATTTCATAGCCCACGACAAAGGGCATATCTTTCCATCTTTCAACATCTGCAGTTTTGTATGCAATATTAATTTCAGTTCTTGCCAGGCGTAAGGCATTTTTTTTACTGCTTCGATAAACTCCTCTCCCCGGCGCATATTCTTTCGCTGCTTTTGATAAAGTTAATTTGTTGTTTTGATCTTTAATTCTCCGAAAAAGCCTGTCCGGTTCGTTAAGATATTTTTTTATGCCGATGCTCAATAAATGTGCAGATTGTCCACTACGCAAACAAGCGTCTATACACAATTCTAACTCCTTTTTGTGTTGAGTGGTTAATTTCCAAACTCTATCGGACAAGTTTAAACCGTATCTTTTGCGTTCAAAAAAAGCATGTAAGGGGGCGTCGTTTCTTTTCAAAAACTTATCCTTGTTCTTGATTGTTTTTATTTTTTTTACTAACTCGTCATTTTTAGTATTGGACAGGTTCCATTCCTTAGTAATTGAAACTTTCAATGAGGAATATAATTCTGAATACATATTTCGAAGTATATTCTTTACCAATTCAGCAAACGGATAATCATAAAAAGTAAATGCCTTTTTATGTAAGGTAATTCTATGAATTAGTATTAGTTCAATTAAAAGATTTGTATATTTTTCATAGAGTTTTTCAATCTGAATGGTATACTCATCTACTCTTTTATGGGCATCGTCAATCATTTTACTTTTTACCTAGTTTTTATAAGGTTTTTAATAGGTCCTTTTCTTTCGACAGTTCAAATTCATAATATACCCCCGACCCGCTTTCATCTCTTAATTTATACCTTACTTCATTCATGGTTATTAGTATTTCAATTATAAAGTTTTCTAATTGTTTACTGTCGTTTTTAATATATATAGTATCTCCTACGCTAAATTTAGTTTTTATTTCCATTAGTTTAAATTTTTAAGATTAAATACCGGATTCAAAAATATTTACGGCTCTTTCTTTTTCTACCTTTTCCTCTTTTTCTATTTTAATTTTCTCTAATTCTTCTGAAGCATTAGTTACATAAGGATTTAATGATACGGCGCTTTGTTGCGAAATAATTTCGTTCTGCTTTGCCTCTATTAAATCATTTAACAAGGTTGAGATGTCTTCATCAAATGGTTCTTGAAATTCATGGGTTATAATCAATTTTTTACATTCTTCTTTTAATTTAACATCTAGAATATTTGAAATAATAGCTATAATCAAATTAGAAAAACGGTCCAACATAGCCCCGTATATTTCCTTATTCATATCTGCTTTTATTTTAGCTAATATCATTAATTGCTTTAAAGCTTTACCGGACATATTACTTGTGCCTTTAATGTTTTCATAATCTATACTAGGTGTAAACGCTCCCCTTAGTATGTGTTTATCTAAAAAATCCATTTCGTATTTTTTTCCTTCCGGTAAAGAATCATAAGTTAAATAACTGGCCCCTCCTTCACCGGTTAATTTGATTATTTTGCCCTGGTCGTTTTTTTCCGGCATGGAAGCTATTTTATCTATATGAAGTTTAAGGATTGGAGAAGAAAAATAATCATTGGTATCAGCATTAGTAGACGCTAACCATTCTTGCCTTTCAATAAGAGGATTCACGTCCCCGAATTCTGTATTTTGTTGAAATAAAATTACCGGTATCTTGCCAGCTAAATTAATTTCTATATTTACATCCCACCCTATATTAGATTTAACACATCTGTAAATATTTTTTTTAGTATATATATCACAATGTTGTTTTACATCGCTGCCGACTTTTAAGTTATATACTCTGGCGAAATTCAGTAATCTACCAAATTGATCTTTTGAATAATACAAATCATCTCCGAGGGATTTTGACAAGGGTTTAGCCAAAATATCCGGTAGTCCTCCTTCTTCTTTTTCCCAATGGATTAATAAGGCACTTTCCGATTCAGCTCCGGCAATTCTTTTGCATTGTCTTATAGCATAGTCAAATCTTATTTTCTTTAAAACTTCCAAAAACTTATGGTAGGCATTATCCGTTTTTTTCGATATTTGATTCCATTTAACCGGATTACCAAAAAGCATAACTAAGGAAATTTCATTGATGTATTTTGGATAATTTATAGGCAACTTCCATTGTTTTTTTAGGCCTATCCGTTCTCCTTTTTCATTGGTTAAAATCTTATCTTCTCTATCATTTATATTATGCGTGTTTACATTATATTTTTTAATATTACTTAACGCGTTTTCGCTGTTATTATCCAGTATTGACAAAATACCGCTTATATCTTTAGTTGACAATAACTCATCAAACGTTTTATTTACTCCCATTATCAATATTTTAATATTTATTTATTTTTAGTGAAAACCAAAAGTGTCTTTAGTTATATTTTCAAATACCCCCGTATCCATGTATTCAAAATACATCCTCATAGTAAAACAATCTAACCAATCGGGTGAATGTCCAATAGTGTCTTTAATTTCTTCTTTCGGTTTAACCTCTAACTTGCCGTCACCGTCAACATTCCAAGTTTGAAGATTTCCTAACTCCAGGATTATATTTTCTTTCTCGCTTTCGCTTATTTCCGCCTCAAACCCTATTTCATTATTATTTATCTTTTCCGCTAATTTATAAGCGCATTGGGTTTTAAGATTTTTATAATTTTCCTCATTAAAAGGTTTAGAGTTATTTTTAAACCCAATCACATTGCAATTATCAACCACTCCACCACCAACCCCGTCTTCATCTACTAATACTCTGTAATTCGGTATTTTATATTTTTGCTGCAAATGTTTTATGTTCATTTGAATATCCGTTAGTTTCGAGGTATCAAATTGATTTTGGTAGATAAGAACATAACCATTCCACACAGTTATTCTAGCTACATCAGAACCAAACCTAGCAACGTCACAAACTATATAATACTTTCCATTCTTAACTGATAGTATATTATTAAATATTTGTAAAATGGTATCGTGGGCACACATAGCATTCGGGTTATCTTCATAATCCCAATTAGCTTTTAAAAGCCTTTCTATTAATACCTTGTTATTAGACGTTTGAAGGTTTTTTATATAACCGGAATCGATGAAAGGATTTTCAGTTACCAAACATTGTAAAAAAACAACGTGTGGAGGTAGTAATTTTTTAATATAGGGCTTATAAAATTTATTATAAAGCCAATTTTTTTTAGGATTACAAGTAATAAATATTTTTCCGATTAAGTCATATTTATCATTCATCCATCGGTTAATCCTAGTTTTAAGGATATCATAAGCCCCTAAATTAATTTGTCCGGCTTCTTCAATCCATCCTCCTGTATATTCTTTAGATCCGAATCTTTCATATAAAGGATCTTTCGGAAGGAATTGTAATTTTAAAAAATCTATCCTACTTCCATTGATAAATTCTATGAAATTATATTTTTCGTTTATTTTATAGTAATCTTTATCAATACCATATTGTTTAAACACTCTGCCGAAGGTCTGCCAAGTTGAAGTCATTAAATCAACTAAGGTCTCTCTACCTACAAACCATTTTGTTCCTGGGTATAAAAGACTCATAAAAGCTAAATAGGTACACCCTGTCCAGCTTTTTGCTCCTCCTGCGGCTCCTCCGTACACAACGTCTGTATGTACATCGTCTGTCAATAGTTGAAAGCAATCGTTTTGTTTTTTGTGAGACTTTCCATCCCTATCAGTTATAAACTCAAAATTTTTGCGCTTGAATAATTCTATACGGGCTTCTAATAATGGATTATACCGGCACGGTGCATTCATTAAACTCAGCTGTTGTTTTGTCCTTCACTTAATATTTTTTCAACCTTTTTTAAATTTTCGGTAGGTATTTTTGAGGCGTCAAATGATTTAAACAAATTATCACCATCTTTTCCTGTATGTTCATTATACTGTTTGTTTTTCCAATTTTCGGGATCTTGATTAGTAAGAGCAAATATTATTGCTGCGGTATCAGGAAGGATATGTTTTGTTGTTGTTGTTATCTCCGTTGATTTTGGTTTTTTTACTGTCTTTGTTTCTACAACTTCATATCCACGAATTTTTTTTAATAAAGATTTTTCAGCTTCTACTGCGTACATTTTACGTCTCTCTTTTTTTGCCTTTTTTATTTTCTCGGAAAAATCGGGTTTTTCTTTTTGCCACTCAAAATAGGTACAATCGGCAATTCCAACTCTTTTGCATATCTCTGTAACGGTATAACTATCGGATTTTATTAAATCGGTTATTTCTTCTACTATCTCTTTGCTATACTTTGCCATATCAAGGGTTATTTTTCACTTTTAAATTGTATCAAACTTTAAATTATTCTTAATTTCTTTTTCGACCTGTATATATTTTTGTATAAAATTTTTATCGTATTGGATGTCTTCATCAAATTTTTTAATAAAAAAATAGACACTGGTTATGTGCCTATTTAGTTTTTTACTAATCTCATAAGTAGATAATCCCAGCTTTCTTGCATAATGAACATACATCATTCTGCTTTGGGCATATTCAAGTTTTTTAGAATTAGAGGAAATATCATCGGATATATTAAACACAAGTTTAATTATCTTTTCTATTTGATCTAGGATAGAATAGTCAATATCAATTTTTTTTATAAAATGAAATTGATCTAACCCACATTCTTTTAACTTAGATAGTTGTTGATGTATATACTTGTCTGAACCTTTTAATGTACCGGTAAAAATTACTTCCAAAGAGATTTATTTAGTTTAAAATTATTTTTCTTAAATGTTGATGTAGTTAGCTTACTTATCAAAAGTTAATGCCTTTACTGCCCATAGAAGTGCCCCTTCTAATTCCGTTATTGCTACAGAACACAATCTTTTCTGTTCCTGTGATTCAGAAGTAGCTCTTAAATCATTTAAGGTATCTATTTTAGCTGCTACATTTTTTTTAAATTGGTAAACTAATTCATTTCCTGTAGGAGTGTTATTTAACCCTACCAACTTTCCCCCGTAACTTAAATTTTGATTTTCCATCTTTTTTAGATTTTTTAATAATAGTATTTATACAAAAATACTTAATTTTTATTTATTCAACAAATTGATTTAATGTTATTTAATTTGTTTTACTTAAAGTTATACTTTAAGTTGTATTTTTTCTTCCAATTGCATTTCTGTTATAATCCTTGAGAGTTGAGCCGGTGAGATATTAAATATTTTTGATAAGGCGGGGATTGTATTTTCTTCATTTGATTTAAAATATTCGTAAACCTTTATTTTCAGGACTTTAGGAATATCATCATATCTTTTAAAATCTCTCATTTTATTGGTTATAGTTTTCTTATTTTTTATTCAAATAGTTATTTACTTTTTCAATGAACTCTTCTAATGAATAACATACCTCTACTTTATAATCTTTTCTTTCTGCGTCTTCGATAAACACTCGTTGATTTTCTCGTAATTTTCCGTTTTTTGCCTTCATTTCGATAAACAACCCATGATACCCTTCTTTTCCACGCATAAGAAAAAGGTCGGAGACCCCGGCCATAACTCCCTCTCCTTTCATTATGGCCGCCTCTATTTTGCCTCTTTTCCCTCCGTTTGGAATAGCGAAAATGGTTTCTTTGGGATATTGTAACTTAAACCATTTGATACATGCTCTTTGTAACCGGCTTTCAGGGTTCTCTCGTTTTTTTCTTATTTTAATTTCTTCTTTATTTTCCATTTTTTAATTTTTATAAGCTCTGTTATTTTTTAGATTACTTATATGAATAATTATGTTTTTAGAATTAATACTTCCAATCTTTGGGTTTGTCAATCCATTCAAAGCTATATACCCATACCCACGGATTTTCATCCCACGCTTCAATTCCGTATATGGAATGCCAAAGAGATTGAAATCTTTTTCTAGCGGATGTAAAATTAAATCCACTTTCATGATAATAATCTTTGTACCTACTTACATAGTCCTCGAACATTTCAACCCCCTCTTCTATAGCGTCTTTTTCTGTAATATCCTGTAGCTTTTCAACCCTTACATCCGTTACTTTAAGAAATATCCTCACGGCTTTTTTTGGCATGAGTATAGGTCTTCCCCATTTCTTTAATTCAAAGTTTTCTATAAAACTATCATATTCGGTATCATAATTGATTTTATATAAATATGGTTCTTTTAAATAATCACTATATCCACTATACCCCCATTTTTCTCTTACCCATAGAATAACTCCTTTTTTTATTGGATTTTCTTCTAACAAATCATCAATATTAATATCTACATTCGCCATATCTTTGCTTGTTATTCCCTCCTCAGTTGCTCCTGACAGATATTTTTCCCCTTGTTCTACTTCCCTTTGTTTTATTGGCTGTGGTTTAATTATTCTTCTTGTCATGGTTTTATCTTCAGCTAGTATAGCTTGAATCATCGGAGTTGAAAAATTAATTGGTATATAGGTGTTATTTGTTTTTTTCATTTGTTTATATTTATTTTTCTTATTCCTTTTGACGTTTGTTCCGCTAAACTTTGGATATTTTCATAAGACATTTCTAAGCATTCTTCATAATCAAGTCCGTAATCTTCATTACAATCTTCACGTAATTGATCTGTGGATTGAAAATCTTTTGATATTTTCTTTAGAGCATCTAACATTAAATTGAATTCCTCTGCTTGTCTGTATGTTATTGTGATATTATTGTTTTTCATTTTTTATATTTATTATTTAAATAATTTTCTATATCCGTTAATTCTAATACGATCCCACGGCAATACAATTCTCCATCATCATAAATGTCAAATGTTGCATGAGGGATATTTGTTGTTATTAACCATGAACAGTCTAGTTCTTTTGGACGCCATTGAATTTTAATAGGAATTTTTGGTAAAATAAAACCCAAATTATAATCTTCTAAGAACATTTTTATTTCTTCTATTTCTTTTTGTGATATACAGGTTAAATCTCCATCTTCACCTATGTATAGATATTTAGTATCTTTTTCATAAACTACATCCTTATACATAATACCTCTTAATCTCAAAAAATCATCAGAAACCACGAAACAAACCAAAAGCCTATTTTTTCTGGCTTGTATTTGCTCATAATCCATTTCTGCTCCATTTTGAATGCCATCTAATAATTGTGCTAATTCCTCTTTTTTCATGTTTTTAGTTTTTTATTTTAGTATTGTCAACAACAGGCGTTTTTAGAGATAAGTTTTTTAAATTTTTAATTAAGCTTATAGCTTCTTCTTTTGTTTCAAATGATGGTGATTCTACTATTATTTCACCGCTTTCGTCCCTCAATAAGAAGATCCATTTTTTATCGAAAGTTTGTATTACTCTAAACCGATCTTCATTTTTAAAATTTCTTATTACAGATTTTAGTTCTTCTTGACAACTAGTTTTTCGTACATATAAATCACTTTCTAGATAAATGTTCCCTTCTTCGTCTTTTAAATTGAAATAGAATAAATTGTCTTTATATTTGTGTATTTCAAAATAAAATTTTTTGTTGTTATTTGTGAGTGTCATGATTTTAGTTTATTAAATTATTATTATTTAGTTTTGTCAATAACAGGAGTTTTAAGAGACAAATGTCTTAAATCTTCAATTACATTTTCAGCTTTTTCTCGTGTATCAAATTCATCAGTGATTACTCTTGTCAAACCATTTCCTTTTTTCAAAAGGATTATCCATTTTCCATCGTAAATTGACCATAACTTAAAATGATATTCGTTTTTAGAGTTATATATTATTCCTTTTACCTCTTTTTCGCATTTGGTTTTTTGTGTATAGTTACCTATATCTAAATAAATATTATCTTCATAGTCTTTTAATTGGAAATAAAAAAGGCCGTCATAATCTTTGTGTATTTCAAAAAAGTATTTTTCGTTGTTATTTGAATGTTTCATGGTTTTACTTTTTTTAATGTTTTTTTATTTTATATAGTTAAAAGATCCTTTTTTCTTTAGACAATTCAAACTCAAAAAATACATCAACCAACTCCATACACCTTGTTCTATATTTTATTTCATATAATGAAACTATTACTTCAATTATAAAAACTATTCGCTGCTCTCTATCATTTTTAATATATACTTGATCTCCTATATCAAATTTTGATTCTCTTATCCATCTTTTTGATGATATTATCATTTTAATTTTAATTTTAATAAAATGGTCTTACTATTTCTAAAACTTCGTCTTCCGTAAACATTCTGAATTTTCCTATTTTATCAAACCCATAATATTTATCTGGTTCAATAGTTACATCTAATATTTTACCTCCAACTAGCGCAGAATACGCTGTTAATGGATTGTTATTTTTATCATATTTAACAATAATTACTAATCCATGATGCGCTTTTACTATTGATCTGTTACCTACCGTACATGTAATGGAGTTTTTACCTTTTGTTGAGCTTAGTGAATACTTACCCAAAGTCACGCTATATGCGCTTTCTCCTTTTGTATAGCTCTGTGAATGATCCCCAAATGTTGCACTATGTGAATACGACCCTTCAGTGCGGCTTTCTGATATCTTACCTAAAGTAGTACATGGTGAGCAGACCCCTTGTGTTTGGCTTTTGGAGTTTTCTTCCAAAGTTGCGCTTGGTGAAAACCACCCGTCTGTTTTACTTTTCGAGTTATATCCTAAAGTAGCGCTGGGTGACAAATCCCCCTTTGTATAGCTTTGCGACTGAATTCCTAAGGTTGCACTAGGTGAAAACTCCCCTTCTGTTTCACTTTTTGATTCGCTCATTAAAGTTACACATGGTGATGCTTTCCCTAGTGTTTTGTTTATCTTGCTTTTACTGAATAGTTTTTTTAGCTTTCTGATAATTTTGTTAAGAAAATTTTCTTTTTTCATAATTTTATTTTTTTAATAGTTCTTTATCTCAACGCTATTGTTCTTTTATCTTTTCGGTAATATTTTTTTCCTGCTTCTATTTTTTCGGCTTCTATTTCTTTAGCTTTATTTATATTTTCAATGGCTTTTTTTCTTGCTTGTTTTTTTTCTTTATGGGTAATTTCTCCTTTCATTTTGTGGTATGATTTATTAATTTTTAAATTCAAACTTTTTAATACATTCAAAAAGATAATGTGCGATTTCCGGTATTACTGCATTTCCCAATGAACTTATTCTTCTTTTGTCCAATTCTTTGGAAAACCCATCATCCATTCGTAAAAATTCATAGCTTGATTTGCCGTTAAACCGTTTAATTGGCACTGATATAGGGTTTTGTCTTGATAGTTTTTTAAGTAATACTATTTGGTAACTCAATGAAGATTGAAGTATTATTAATGCATCGCTTTTCGTAGGGGTAGGCAATACCGTAAAATCGGGTTCTTTTATGATTGTATCCAAATTGCGTAGCCGATAAACTTTGCCATTCACACATACCCGATTTTGGTAAGGTCGTGTAAAACTTTTCCGAGTCCTCGAACAGTAAGCATTGGACTATTTTCAATAATAACGTATCGGGGTCTAACATCCCTAATAATTCGCCACATTTCAGTCCATAATCCTGATCTTTTCCCATTAATTCCTTTTGCTTTACCATCTATAAAATTTTCTTTACTTATGTTGCTTATACTTATATCTTGACATGGAAATCCTCCACTTATTATATCTACATATTCAGGTGTTTGCATAGTAACTATGTCCTTATAAATTCTTGTTTCAGGAAAATGTTTTTTTATTATTTTTACATTGAATTCTTCTATTTCACACCCCCACAATGTTTTTATTCCACTCATTTCCGCGCCTAAGTCAAATCCTCCAATCCCCGTGAATAAACTTCCGTGAGTTAAGTTTCCTGTTAAGTTGTTCATATGGTTATAATTCCGTTAAAGTGTTTTTTGTTGGAGTTTAAATTGTGACATAATTTTTACGGATAACTGTTTCCACTTTTTGGGCGAGATCCTGAATGTAGGTAGATCCACTTATCTTTTTTATTGTAAATACTTTATCGGTTAACTCCTCAATTTCTTTTGCGTTAAATTCTAAGTTTTCTTTAAATTTTTTGGATCTTTCATTGAATTCCTGTATTCTTTTTAACCGATCTATTACATGGAGTAACAACATGGATAAAACCACGTATTCATGAAATAATTTATCTTTTTCTTTTTTACTTATTTTCATCATTTTTTTACAGTCTTTAATAGGTCACCTTCTAAGGCTTTTTCCTTTTAATTCAATAATGTTAAACATGGAGAATAATCGATCGTATATACGTGGTCCGTATCTTTTACCAAATTGCCACAAGGTAGAATTCACATTTTCCAAAACATCGACTCTCCCATTTTTATCTTTGATAGAGCGTTTGTGGTAATTACAGCTTATTAAAGTTGTACTTCCCAAATCGTATCTTTTTTCCAGTATATCTTTGAATATTTCAGCCTTTCCATAGTTGTTTGCCTCTCGCTCTGTTAAAATATCATCATAATAGGCACGTCCATTGTTTTGTTGCAGCCAAAAGAAATCTTTATCAGCAGGCTCTGCGCATACCTCATATTTCTCTACAACTTGATTTGCCGTAAAGTATTTAAAAAACTGTTTGTATCTGGCTAATTTTATAAGATCTCCATTTAGATTTTTAATTGAAATATCTTGTTCCAGGCATACTTTAAATAGATAATGGAAAGCTTTAAAAAATGAAGTTTTTCCACAGCCATATCCCCCTATTACAAGTAATCCTTTATTTAAATCATGTGTGATTTTATCTCCTTTGTACAAAAGATTACTTTTGTAAAAATTATCTGACTTAGCAAAATAATAAAGTAAGGTGCATAAAAATTGATTTGCTTCTCCATCATTTGCATTTGGATTGAATTTTTCCTTGTTTACTTTATAAAACGCCTGACAGAAATATTTTTTTAATTCTTTTACATCCATGGTCCCAATAGGCTTTATAACTTCTTTTTTTTCAATAATGCCCTCAGCTTCATTTGCTTTTTTTTGGTATTCTTGATAAGCATATAATGCTGCTTCATAATCTTTTACAATATGATGTTCAGGATTATTTTGTTTTAAATAGTTATAAGTAGAAGGCCGTGTTGGGCGTTTGGGTATTAAATTTCTCAATCCTTCTTCATCTATTAATTGTGAAATCTTCATCGGTTGTTTCATGTCTTAAATCCTTGTTTTTATAATTTCCCTCTAAAATTTTAATGAAATTAGCAGGGCTCATAATCCAATCAAAATCAGCTGTCCAGCTTTGTTTATTTTGCCCATTTAAAAATGTCGACTCCGACACCATGTCTATTACCTCATTTACTTTCTCTTTTCCAAATTCTTTTATCCTTGCGCTAACCGATGATATTCTTTTGTCCGTTATTTTTTGGACTATTGGTAAGTAAGTACATCTATCATTGAAATTATTTACTATTTCCTCACAATCTTTTTTTCTTTCTTCTTTTGTTGAATAAAAACCTGATAAATTTTGATTTTCACCCCCTACTTTTTTTAAAAGCGGGGACGCTTTTGGTTCTTTTTCTAAAAGAACATCATCCTTCATTTTACATTCTTCATTTTCATTCTTCATTATACATTCTTCATTTTCATTCTTCATTATACATTCTTCATTATACATTATACATTCTACATTAGCTTCTGTTTTGCTCCTGTTTTGCTTCTGGTTTGCTCCTGGTTTGCTTCTGGTTTGCTCCTGTTTTGCTTCTGGTTTGCTTCTGGTTTGCTCCTGGCTTGCTCCTGGTTTGCTTCTGGTTTGCTCCTGGCTTGCTCCTGTTTTGCTCCTGGCTTGCTCCTGGTTTGCTTCTGGTTTGCTCCTGGCTTGCTCCTGGTTTGCTTCTGGTTTGCTCCTGGCTTGCTCCTGGCTTGCTCCTGGTTTGCTCCTGGCTTGCTCCTGGTTTGCTTCTGGTTTGCTCCTGGCTTGCTTCTGTTTTGCTTCTGGTTTGCTCCTGGTTCCTTTTTTTTTGCCATTTTCATACTTACGAATATTAGCATCCAGTTGCGGTTTTATTAGAGTAAAAATCACTTTGGGTATTTCACTTAATTCAACCTCTTTGAAGTTTAAAGAGTATTCAAATATTGCATTGTAAACCTCTGCTTGTGTTTCAGAAGGTAGTTGTTTTATTGATTCAAAAAAACTTCTATAAAATATGATACTGTCTCTTTCTTCCATTATGAAAACTTTTAAAATAGTCTTAATTTTTGTTGTTATTTTCAGGTTGCCATGATTGCATTTGTTCTTTAAACTTTTCTTCAAAATTATCTTTACCCATGTTTGCCAATGCTTCAGAGACATTGTTATATCCTAGCTTTTTTGCAAAAGTGTTTTTTTTCATATACGTATTGTCAGGGGTTAAGGTTAACATCTCTTGTTTTAGGCTAAATAGATCGTTTGCCATTTGTACATTTTCCGACATTTTGGCGGCTTGTAAGATTAATTTTGCATTATTAGTTATTGCGGTACTTATGTTAACCATGGCTTTTGCTTTGTCTATTTCTAATGTACCTTCTTCTATACCTTCTAAGGCTTTAAATAATTTGTTGTTTAATTCGGATATGTTCATTTTCTTTTTATTTTATCTTTAATTTTTTTAGTTAAGTGTAGGGTTCTTTTTATCTCCGCCGGATATTGGTGTATGGTGTTTCTCTCCATTAATTCCTTGTTGCTTATACATTCTAAATTTTCAATAACACAATTCAAGGCGTTCCCGTCTTTAAATACTATATTATATCCTTTGGGTATTTTGGTTTTTGTTTCTTTTTCCCATAACCATCGGTGCTTAAGCACCATCATATTGTCTACGGGGGATTTTATATAATAATATTGGGTGCCCATTTTATTGCGTATTACTTCTTCTAAACTTTCTTTTGTTTGTTTGGGTTTTTGTCCTTTTTTAAATCTTGTTTTTAAGTTATTTTTTATAGCTTCTTCAGATAGGTATTCTGTCATTTTCTTACCCTTATTAAAGGGGGTTGATCCTTTTTTAAATAGCCCTGCCTGTTTCCTTTTTTCAATGATTTCTTTAGGTATTTCAAGCCCTAATGATTTTAACTTACGCATTATAGTCCCATGGTTACTCCCTATTTCATCAGCTATTCTCTTTATGGGCTTATTCAAGTACTCGCGTATAATTATTTCTACTTGTTGATCTGTTAATGACTTTCTCAAAATCGTCTTTTTATTATGCAGTGATTTTTATTTATCCCTTCTTTTCATGATTATAACAGGTCTTAATTTTTTGTTATATCTTGATCGAAATTTATGTTTAACACATATAACTTCAAGGTACCCTTTATATCCACAATAAAAACCTGTTTGATACCCCTGACAATTCCATCCGTTAAATCCATCTTTTCTCAATTTCTCCATCAATGACAAATAATTTTTCATTGACATTTCCTTTTTCATAACTACCGTTATTACTTCATCGGGATCGTATTTCAGTCTTTTACTCATGCGAACATGTTTATAAATAAAAAGATTTTAGTTGTTTATTGTCCACTGAGGAATTCTCTTAGTTTTATCAGAAAATTTAGCTAAATGCACTTTTCTTGGTAAGTCTTCAACAAATTTTTCTATTCTAAATTTTGTTTTAAAATAAGGGGTAAATGCTATAGCTCTACCATTTCCGGCTGTAAGACTGCATGTCCATTTTTTATTAGAAGCTTGTTTAATTATAAAACGTTCTCTATTTTTAGAATTCCTTATTACTGATTTTATCCCGTGTTTACAATTAGTTTTGTACGTATATGCGCCTCTTTCTAAATAAATATTACCTTCTTCGTCTTTTAATTGGAAATAGAATAAGTTGTCTTCATTTTTATCTATTTCAAAATAAAATTTTTTGTTGTTTCTTGGGTATATCATGATTATTTAGTATTGTCAATAACAGGGGTTTTAAGAGATAAGCTTTTTAAATTTTCAATAAAGTTTATAGCTTCCACAATTGTATCAAAATAATAAGGTGATACTGCTATTATTTGACCGTTTTCGTCCTTCAGATAGAAGACCCATGTTTCTTCGTAAGTTTGTTTTGCTCCAAAACGATCTTCATTTTTAGAATTTATTATTATTGATCTTATCCCTTTTAGACAATTAGTTTTTTGTGTATATGAACCGCTTTTTAGATAAATGTTTCCGTTTTTATCTTTTAAATTGAAATAGAATAAATTGTATTGATCTTTGTTTATTTCAAAATATAATTTTTCGTTGTTTGTAGAGTGTTTCATGGTTTTAATTTTTTATCTTAGTATTGTCAACAACAGGCGTTTCAAGAGTTAAGCTTTTTAAATCTTCAATAAAGTTTTTAGCTTCTTCTTCTGTATCAAATTCCTTAGGAATTATTGCTATTGTTTTACTGTTAACGGTTTTCATACGTACCATCCATTTTTGATCGTAAATTTTTTCTACCTCAAACCGATCTTCATTTTTAGAATTTCTTATTACTGTTTTTATTCCATTTCGGCAATTAGTTTTGTTTGTAAATTGCCAGCTTTTAAGTAAAATTTTACCCTTTTCGTCTATCAAATCGAAATAGAATCGATAATTTAAATCGGTTAATTCGGCTTCGTCTGTGTGTATTTCAAAATAAAATTTTTTCTTGTTTGCAGAATGTTTCATGATTTTAGTTTTTTATTTTAGTATTGTCAATTAAGGCTGTTTCTAGAGATAAATTTTTTAATATTTCAATAAAGTTTTTAACTTCTTCTTTGGTGTTAAAAGCTGTTTTGAATGCTCTTGTTTTACCGTTTTCGGCTTTCAAAGAGCCTTTCCATTTTTCATCACGAGTTTGTTCAACTATAACCCGTGCATCATTTTTAGAATTTCTTATTATTGATCTTATCCCTTTTAGACAATTAGTTTTTTGTGTATATGAACCGCTTTTTAGATAAATATTTCCGTTTTTATCTTTTAAAATGAAATAGAATAAATTGTATTGATCTTTATTTATTTCAAAAAAGTATTTCTCGTTGCTATTTGAATCTTTCATGGTTTTAATTATTTAAGTAATTTTCTATATCCGTTAATTCTAATACGATCCCACGGCAATACAATTCATAATCAACATAAATGTCAAATGTTGCATGAGGGATATTTGTTGTTATTAACCATGAACAGTCTAGTTCTTTTGGACACCATTGAATTTTAATAGGAATTTTTGGTAAAATAAAATCCAAATTATAATCTTCTAAACTTTCTTTTATTTCATCATAGTTTGATTCTTCCAAAATTGCTATTTTATGATCTTTGTCTTTATACAGGAAAATACTCCCTCCTCCATAAATTCCTACTCCATTAAACACAATACCTCTTAATTCCAATAAATCATCAGAATATCCGAAACAAACCAAAAGCCCGTCTTCTTTGGCTTGTAAGTGTTCTTCATAGATCATTTCTTCTCCATATTGACGGCCATTTAATAATTGTGCTAATTCTTCTTTTTTCATGGTTTTAATTTTTTATTTTGTTTTAATTATTTATAAATATTCTTTATTGTTTTCAATACTGATTCTTATTTCATTTAAAAAGTTCAAGTCATTTGGTTCGGGTAGGTAATGACCGAATTCTTTTAATGAATATGCTCTTAATCTGTCTATTGCTATCGTCAAATCTTTACTGTTGAGTATTGACGTACTCTTCCAGTCTTCGCGAATCTCTTTCGTTCTTTTATTTAGATGTTCGGTTTTAAAAATGTCCGAATTCAATTTCTTTTTAAATATTTCTAACTTTACATATTCTAAGGTGTCTCCATATTCCAGAGCGAAAGAACTTAACAGTAAATGCAAATAATTGTTTTGACTTATACTTCGTATGGGTTGTTTTTTTGTTAATTCGAAGGTTTTTTTATTGTTTATCAACCAATTAAAGTATTCTTTTGCTTTTTGAATGTCGAAGGGTTTTTCTGCGTTGTAGAACATAATATTTTATCTATGTGTAAATATTTCATTATCAAACCCATCAATCCATTTAGGCTTGTAAAATTTAGTTTTAGACCTGAAAAAATTATAGGATTTATTAAAAGCGTTTTCAGCGATCATTTTGTTTAAACAATTGATCTTAAAATCAACCTTTCTTCTAGCATATTCTAAATACCCATCATCTACTTCTATAATGGAATAGTTAAATTTATCATCATACACAATGAATTTGAATTTAGGATTATGACTTAATCCTAGTATTATTAAACCTAAGGAATAAATCCCAAATTGAAGATCATATTGGAATTTACGCATGTCATATTCAAATTTTTCAGGTGTGCAATCGGATGCATATTTGAAATCGTAGAAAATTTTAGATTGAAAAGCGTCTAATTTTCCTTTAATTTTCCACCCTTTATATTCAAACTCTATTGCTTTTTGAAATTCTTCAACTTGCTCTAATTCCTCTAATATTTCATCTTGCGATAATAAATTATCACTTACATCTTTGCATTTTTGGTAATGGACAATGCTAATAACTTGCTTATTTTCGCAAATTGAATATATATAAGGGATTAAATGTTTTAAGTTTTCCGAACTTCCTTTTTTGTAAAACTCTTTAAATGTTTCATTGAATAGTATTTCAAAAATGGGTGATGTTTTGTCTATTCCTTTGCTCTTTATTTTTTCAACCACTGCATGGCAGAAATTAACTTGCAGTTCAGTAGATGGAATGTCTTCTAAAACTGCATAGTTCTTAATAAACAGATCAGGGGTAGTTATTAAAGTATCTATAACACTCCCCGTTATCATCCCTTCATTTGTTTTTTTAGGGCGCAGATAGTAGTTGATAAAATTTATCGGGCTATCCAAACATTTTAACGAAGAATAACTTAGTACTTTTTGCTTATTTTTAAGTCCTTCTATTAAAATGTCTTTTTCTGTCATATATTCTTGATTACTCATTAAGTATTCGTATTGATTTTCTATGTAATAGCTCTCTGAATATTGAGCTGCAAGTTCACTTGATGCGCTCATATTATTTGTTTTTTAATTCTTTAATTTTTTCTCTAATAGCTTCTTTATATTGCGTCTTCAATCCTTTAGGCGGGGTATTCCACTGTACACCAAATTCTCTTAAAAATTTTATATCCGTTGATCTTATAGCCTCTTGAAATTCCTTTTCTGTAAGCCATTGGGTAATTTTGGGTTTATTTTGTGCATTTTGAATTGTTTTATTACCGTCATCGTCTTCTGCTTGTAGTCCTAAAAGTGATTGAAGAGTATATCTACGGTAATAGGTAATGGCGGATCCTGTTTTTTGCGGGTCTTGAAATACTGGCAATTCTATTTCACTAGTTACGTTTTCTCCTGAATCGATATCCGTTATCGTAGATATTACTTTATTATCCTTTATAGGCTGCATAAGAAGTAAATTATTTTTATGCAATAAAGGCTCAACGTGCTCGATGAGCTGGTTTACATCAAAATACTTGGATTGAAAAAATGGATTTATTTCATTTTTTATAAGTTTACCTATTTCGAGTTTTACTTGAAATAGTTTTTTGTATATACTTGTTTTATTTTCCATTGTGATTTTAAGATTTTCTATGACTTTATTTCTTCTTTTAAGAACTCTTGAATTTTTTCAATACTTGACATGGTAAGCAACCACCATGTGAAATAATTATATATCCTTTTCATGGTATGCTAAGTATTCTTTTAATGATTTAAAAGTCTTACCGTTACTAAATGCACTTTGTATTTGATTATTTTTAAACCCTTTAATTATTGATTGGTGTCTATTCTCTTGAGTGTCTACCTTTTTAAGGTATTTTTCGTATGCCTTCGCTAATGTGATATTATTATTTTCTAAAGCTTCATCGTAAAGAAGTTTTACGCCTTTTATTGTAGTATCCATTTTGTAATGTTTTAAAAATATACTTTTACTTCTCTTTCCAGGTCCTCTACTATTTCATCGATTATACTGTCATAAGGTTTATTGAAGTTGTAGAGGGTTGAATAACAGTCGATAACTTCTTCCCAGTAATCGCAGGAGTAATCGTAATTTTGAAAATCTTTTGTCCAATAAAATTTAACACTTACGATGGATCCTTCTATTTTTTCTATCTCGTAATGTAAATTGCTTTCTTTAGGAAGTATTATTATGTTGAATAAAACCTCAAGAGACTCTTGAAAAATTGACTCAGCTAATTTTTTTGATACTTCTCTTTTTTTAGTTATATTTGCATTTATTGTATTCATGATAATATTTAATTGATATTATTGTGATTAAGTCCTGTTGCTGCAGGGCTTTTTTTTTATTTTATTATTCTAATTTTTGATTAGCGATTTTACAGTTAAAGGGTTTTTGATCGTTTTTGTTTTCTACATGATTTTCTGTAAATGCTCGAAAAACTCATTATATTTCTCTGTCTCTAATTCGGAAATGCGATCGATATTGAATTGGTTTAGTAATTCTTTAACTTCTTGACTTTTTTTAAACCTTATAAGAGAGTTAATCTTTTTTTTAATTTTATCGAATTTTATATTGTCGGTGAGTTTGTAGAAAGGCTCTACGGGCGGGATATTTTTTTTATCCTCTTTCTTGTTTTCTTTTATACTTTCTTCTGTCGGTTCGTTTAAATCAACAGTATCTAAGAAATTTTTACCGCATTTTTTTAAAACTTTTAAGGCCTTTTCTCCAAATTCTATATTAATTTTTATATTTATTTCCATAACAAGACAATTTTTTAAGGTTTTTTCTAATTATACCTTCTGTGTTTATTTATAAAATCTTCAACCCACTGCTCGGTTATAACTCTTTTTTTTCTAATGTTACCCACCAAGAAAGTATCATCTAATCCTATTGTGCCCTTGTCTATCATTCTGTAAATGGTGCGGGCAGACAATGAAGTCCTCGCGCTCACTTCTTTTATGGTTAAGACATTCATAATAAATTTTATTACATTACTCGTTTTACGATGGTTTCATTTAATGAAGCAGAGACATTAAATTTTTTACCTGAATCGGAGGTGATTTGTCCGGCTATTGATCGGATTATAGAAGGTCGATAAAGAGGCTTCGGAAATTTCAACACTCCCCCCTCCACCTTTAGAGAGTTGATTGCACCTCGTATATTGATTTTTTCCATATATTTGTATGTAAGTAAGTTAATAAGTACAAATGTATAACACATTGTGTTATAAAACAAATAAAAACTAACGCATTGAGTGTTAAATATATGTTAAAATGATATATTTTTTTGATAATGAATAGATTAGATATTAAAGAATTTAGAAAAAAATATAATTTAACTCAAGAAGGGTTAGCAAATATTGTTGGAACTACAATTAGAGCAGTGCAAGGATGGGAGCAGGGACAAAGAAAAATATCGCAAAGTGCTATTAAGTTAATTGAAAATTACGAAAATAATGTTTTAAATCCTGATATAACTGACATAGCACTTTATGACGTACAACTTTCAGAAGAAAAACTAAAAAACGCTAATAAGAGAATTGAATTATTGGAAGAGTTAGTTGAATCATATAAACTTGAAATAAACGATCTTAAAAATGAACTTTTAAAGTTTACTAAGGGCAAAACAATACAGAAATAAATAAAATAAGTTTCAACTTTTATTTATTTATGATAATGAGCACAATAAAACAACTTAATAACATTCTGGTATACACAAAGTTAAATCCTAAGTCATTTTCTGAAAAAATAGGACTTGCTAGGCCTCAGGCAATCTACGATATACAGAAAGGAAAAACTAAAAATTTCAGCCATGCAATGATAAATAAAATTATTTCTGTATTTCCTGAATTTAATAAATCTTGGCTATTAACAGGAGAAGGAGAAATGCTTCTTACTAAAAAAATTGAAGTAAAACATAATGATATCAATATTATACGAATGGACATATTAAACCGTATATTACAGATAAAGGAAGAGCTAGGATATAAAACAGATGGTGAATTTGCAGGCGCTATGGGTATTAATAGATCAAACTTTTCACAAATGAAACAAGGTAATAGGTCTATAGGTGACAACATATTAAACAAAATTAGTATTCATTTGAACATTTCTAAAAGATGGCTATTAACAGGAGAAGGCGAAATGTTGATAGAAAAAGAAAAAACTACTTCTACCGAAAATTTAATAAAAGAAGATCTTAAGGACCGTTGTAAATCTTTAGAAGAAAGTGTTCGATTGCTAAAACAAGAAAACGAATTGCTCAAAAAAATTATTGATCTTACTGATCGAATATACTTTTTAGAAAATTCAAAGCATAAATCCAAAAAAGATCATATTAAAGAAGATTGACATGTTTGACTTTAGAGTTAATACCCCCGTTTTTAATGTTTTTAGCTCTTTTGACGAACTTTTTTATCAAAAACAACCAAGACTACCACTAGGATAATTTAAGTATCTTAAATAGCCTTATTTTATCTTTTCTTTTTTTGGCGCAACTTTTTTTCTTTTCTCCCCTTCGGGGTAAGTGAGTCTGATAAGTAGAATTGATTTTTTATTTTATTTAAAAAAAATCAAAATTGAAAAAATCGAAAAAAAAATTTTTCCAAAAAAGAGGGGTTTTTCTTTTTTTGTTTCTTTCTTTTTTTATTTTTTTTTCTTTCTTACTTTTTTTCTTTTAAAAATCGAAAAAAGAGTTTTTTTGTAAAATTACATGCCCTTCATAACAACCCTATACATCGGACTTAACGTTAACCTGTAAAATATTTTTACAGGTTCGTGATGAGGTTAGTATCGAAGTTAGTATCAAGGTTCGTGATGAGGTTCGTTTACAGGTTTATTATTAAGGTGATGTAATGACTTGTTTAAATTTCCTAAAAATCAAAAAAAATTTTTATCTGTAGAAAATTCCCCAGATGAATTTTTATTTTCTCCCCCTACTTTTTTTAAAAGCGGGGGCGCTTTTAGTTCTTTTTCTAAAAGAACATCATCCTTCATTTTACATTCTTCATTTTCATTTTCATTTTCATTCTTCATTATACATTCTTCATTATACATTATACATTCTACATTAGCTTCTGGTTTGCTCCTAGTTTGCTCCTGGTTTGCTCCTGGTTTGCTTCTAGTTTGCTCCTGTTTTGCTTCTGGTTTGCTCCTGGTTTGCTTCTAGTTTGCTCCTGGTTTGCTCCTGTTTTGCTCCTGGTTTGCTTCTAGTTTGCTCCTGTTTTGCTTCTGTTTTGCTCCTAGTTTGCTCCTGGTTTGCTCCTGGTTTGCTTCTAGTTTGCTCCTGTTTTGCTTCTGGTTTGCTCCTGGTTTGCTTCTAGTTTGCTCCTGGTTTGCTCCTGTTTTGCTCCTGGTTTGCTTCTAGTTTGCTCCTGTTTTGCTTCTGTTTTGCTCCTGGTTTGCTTCTAGTTTGCTCCTGGTTTGCTTCTGTTTTGCTCCTGGTTTGCTTCTAGTTTGCTCCTGGTTTGCTTCTAGTTTGCTCCTGGTTTGCTTCTAGTTTGCTCCTGGTTTGCTTCTAGTTTGCTCCTGGTTTGCTCCTGTTTTGCTCCTGGTTTGCTTCTAGTTTGCTCCTGTTTTGCTTCTGTTTTGCTCCTGGTTTGCTTCTAGTTTGCTCCTGGTTTGCTTCTGTTTTGCTCCTGGTTTGCTTCTAGTTTGCTCCTGGTTTGCTTCTAGTTTGCTCCTGGTTTGCTTCTAGTTTGCTCCTGGTTTGCTCCTGGTTTGGTTATAAATAAACAGTTATATGCTTGGAATATATATATTTAAAAATGAATTTTCAAAATTTTTTTATGAAAATATAAACACACGATAACCAACCCACTTTTTTTAAAAAATTTTTACAAAGCATTAACCATTTGTTAACATTTGAAAATTATATAGTTAGCTCTTTGATTTTATACGGATTAATCAAAATATGATTTTAAACATATTAATTTTATCCTGTTTTTTTTATAAATTGCGTTTACACTAAAAATACATAAAAAAAAATGAACGAAAACGAACTGCTTAATATTATGTTATACCTTAACAAAAAAGGCACTATATCAAATGAAAAATTTAACTGGTTAAAAAAAAATAATACAGTAATTTTAGAATTATTAATCTTTTCAATGGGTTACTATGAAAAGGTACTGTCAAAAAATCAAAATTTCAACTTTAATGATTGGAAACAAGTTGATACGTACAAAATGTGTTGTAATTATTTAAAAAATAGTTTTAAAAACCTTAATTAATACTTTTTGATACCAACAATTATAAGTAGTTGGTATTCAATTAATGTTCTAATTCCATCCTCTCTGCTAATAAACCCGCTATTTAAGCGGGTTTTCTTGTGTTTACGCGGTTTATAGCCCTTTTTTACGTTTTTTCACC